TTGAAGAAATAAGTATAGGAAGTATAGGAGATGATATGACAAGTGACCAAAAAGAAAAAGCACAAGAAGTCGTAGTTCCTGTAATCTTGACTAGAATAGCAAGTATGGCTGCGTTTATGTTTAGGAAAACGATATGATAAATAAATTTTGGAACTGGCTTGTAGAGGCTATCAGGGAAACACTTAATCTTAGTTGGACTTTAGTTGGATTAGTTATAGCCACCCTGACCCTTACGGGTTCCGCACAACAGGTTACTGGGTTAGCCACCGTAATTACATTAGCTATTTGGTTATTGACCATAGGATTTAGAAAATAATGTGGTTTGATGATGTTATACTAGATGACACTGATGATGAGATAGAAAATCATTGTCGTACGTTTTTACATCCAAATGGATATACAAATGTATCTATTTGTAATTGTAAATATCCAAGTATATAGGAGGACAAATGAAACTAACAGTAGTTAGAACACAGTTTGGCACTGATGCAACCAATGGTATTTTATTAATTGATGGTATCTTTGAGTGCTTTACGTTAGAGGACCAATACCAAGCAGTAAAAGTTATGCACGAAACCTGCATACCAGAAGGTACATACGACATTGAGTTTAGAAAAACAGGTGGCTTTCACGCCAAGTATTCAGAAAGATATAAGAATGCACACTATGGTATGTTGCATATACAAGATGTTCCTAACTTTACTTACATATTGATACACACTGGCAACACTGACGAGCATACCTCTGGGTGTCTTATTGTAGGTGAAACACAACAAGATTTAGATAGTTCTAAGGATGGTTTTATTGGCTCTAGTACAGTTGCATATAAAAAAATGTACGCAAAGGTAGCTAATCAACTACTACAGGGTAAAAAAGTAACTATTGAATACACAACTATTGATAAATTACTTGATAAACCTGCTGAAAAATCAGATGTATATGAAAAGTTACAAGAGATAAGCGGTGAAATCAAAGTATTAAATGCTAAACTTAGTGGTAGAAATATTACATAATGTTTGAAAGATTCAAAAGAGCAAGAAACCAGGATGGTACATTCAAAAAGGATGTATGGTGGACACCTTGGTCCGATTCGTGGGAGTATAAATTGAGCGAAGACCTCAAAGATATGCTTGAAAGAACTGCTTGGACCTTCATTGAAGCGTTCATTGGTGCATTGACAGTTGCTCCATTAGTTGGTGTAGAGGCTGAAACAATTCAGTTAGCTGCATTAGCTGGTGGTGGTGCTGCACTAGCAGTTATCAAGACATATGCTAAAAAACAAATTACAAAGTAACTGATTTAGTCATAGATAACCTGTATAATGCGATTAACAGGAAGGGCTACGTATGGCAAAGAAGAAAAAAGACTTCGGGAATAACTATTTTCCGAGTGGATGGGGTCCAAAGTACGATTTTGACGAACAATCTGGTGTCGGTGAGATAACTCACGTTGGCACAGACCCAAATTACAAATCTAAATTTGATGAAATACTATTGGAATGGGGCTTTGACCCACAATATTATGAGATAGAGGGTAAGGTCAGGGCTAGTTCCTGGAACGTACAAGTCAAAAATGAAGGTGTACAAACCTTTTACGCGTTCAAAGGTATTGTTAGAAGAAGACATCCTGAACGTGATGAATGGTACGATAAGCTGCTCAAAGAAGTATCAAAGAAGAAACCACTTAAAAAAAAGAAACTAAAGGGTAATACTGCATACATATTTACGTTAAGTGACTGGCAACTAGGGAAAGATGACCTAGGAGTAGAAAAAACGCTTGAGAGATACGACAAGGCACTTGAGAGAGCAGTAGAGGAGATTAGGTCACTGGGTAGCATAGACGAAATTTATTTGCTATCTATGGGCGATTTAACCGAAGGTTGCTATGGATTTTACGATTCTCAACCTCATAATATTTCTTTGAACCTATCTCAACAATATCATCTAGCAAGAAAGCTAATTATGAAGACTGTTGATACATTTTTACCGTATGCTAATAAAATTACACTATCAGGAGTACCTGCAAATCACGGTGAGATGTCAAGAAGTGGCAAAGGCAAGGTAGTTACATCAAGATTAGATAACTCTGACACTATGCACCTAGAAATATGTGAAGAGATTATGAATCAGAATCCTAGATATGACAAAGTAACTGTATCAATACCAGAAGGATTCCATCATACATTAAAAATCAAAAATTTGACTGTGGGTTTTACTCACGGGCATATGCACGCTGGCGGAACCGGTCCTGAAGGTAAGATAATAAAATGGTGGCAAGGTCAAATGTTTGGTGACTTTCCTGTGGGTGACGCAGAGATATTAATTACAGGACACTTTCATCACCCTCGTATGATGCAGCAGGGTAATAGAACTTGGTTTCAATGTCCGTCAATAGATGCAAGTATAGATTTTACTGCAAGAACTGGTATGTGGAGTAAGCCTGGTGTCCTTACCTTTACAATAAATAAGGACGGTTGGGATAATTATAAATTAGTTTGACATTGATGATTGTCTTCTAATAAAACTTCACAATCCTCACAATAATATGATAGCCAAGGCACAGGATGGCTCATTCTTCCTCCGCAGGTGGTGTCCAAACAACAGAAAAATTTGGAGTTATTGATGTTAGTAGTTGTTGATTGTTTGCAATAGTCAATGCGTGAGCCGTAAATAATTTATTACCGTCTTGACCTTTTCTTTCTAACAATTCTGCTAATAACATAGCTTCAGTTGCGTCTTTTAAATTTACTCCGTCTAATACCATTTGTCCTCCTAATATTTCTTTGCGTATTTTTCATACAAATAACCTACCTCTTTGAGTATTGGTTGTGTTTCCAAAAACTCTGTTGTGCGTGGCATTTGTCTTTTCTCCCATTTAAAATTGTAGTTTACTCTCACTAGATTAGTTATGTTCCAAGTTATTATCTTGGTTCTATACTCTGTAAGATATATAAACTCCTTGTCTAGTTCTTTAGCTTTCTCTGTGTTGCTATCAAACTTTTTCTTTTCTATCATCCACGGGTTGTAATGTTTATCTCTTGATTTAATCTCAATAATGTAATCCTTGTTTTCACAATCATAGCTAGAGAATATATCCTCGCTTTCAATAAGCTCATCCATAAATGGAAACATCTTATTGATGTACTGTATAATTTCTCTTTGCGTCATATTCTATAACGTTTCTACAATCCATACACAACCCGTCAATAATAAACGTTGGCTCACCGAATAGGTCAAACTGACCTATGTTGCAGCTACGACAACGCATCTTTCAACTTATCAATCATTTGACTTGCGTTACCTTTGGTAGCCTCACCACTTGCAAGATATTGTTTACCCTCTGCTGCAAGTTCATCTAATTTGTTATCTATAGCTTGTTCAATCAAACTTTTTATAAAGTTCTTTTGCCCGTCACTTATTGGGTCGTTCATCCACGGTCCCTCTTTTATTTCTGCCATATCTTCCTCACTTTCCATTTCTTTTGCGTCTAATATACTCATTGTATTATTTATTACTTCCGAGTTATCAGACATTTTATCAAAATCATCCTTAAATTTTCTAACATAAATATCAACAAGTTCCAAGAATTTATTAATTAAAGTGTCATCCCACGTTGTTATATCATCAGTAACTTTGTTTGATATTGTAAAACGTTTCATTGTTGTTTTATAACATTCTCTTGCAAAGTTCTTATCATCATTACAATATGACAACACAAGACCTTTTAAAGCCTTCTCTGTAATTTTAGAAGGGGATGTCGTTGTCTTTTGTACTGTATCTTTTTTTGTTGTCGGTTCTTGTGAAACCTTTGACATCTCCTCTCTGCTTGGTCTTGGCTTATTGCTACCCTGATAATTCCAATTAGCTAACATTCTTCCAACAGATGAAGTTTCACAATTTTCTACCCAAGCGTCTGTATTTGCAAAACCTCCCTGACCTTTAGTTTCTTGTGCTATGCCTGTAGATACAGGATTTATGTCTTCCATATCCTTATAACCTAAAGCTCTTATCGTTACACAAGTTCCGTCATCTGTTATGTGAACTATCTCTGTTTCTATTCTTCCGTTGGGAAAATCAACCCAAAATTTTTTAAGTCTATCCTCAACTAATTCATAATTATCTAAATTAAATTTAGCCATTATGCCTTCCTTCCTTTGCATATGTAATGCACCATTTGTCTTGATATGCTACAGATTTCACCAAGTTTTATCATACTTACGTTATGTTCGTGATAAAGTTTGTTGATTATCGTATTACGTGTATCAATCCAAGTCTTTTCTAAATCTTTAATTGAATTTAATTCATTTGCAGATTCATAAATAGCTTTCATCAATGTGTCGTATTCTTGTTTCATTTGAGTTGTCGTAATGTTTTCTCTTGCAATATCTAACAACTCATCAACCTCAGTCATTGATTGCTCCTTTCTAATTATTTATTTGTTATAAAGTGTTATCTTCTTTTTGTGCCTTGATATAAAACAGATGTCCTTGACTTCCGTGTCCTGTAATTCTTAGCCTCATCCTCTTACAAAATCTTACTGCGTCATTTGTAGAGTAAAAAGGTAAGACGTTATCGTTATAAAGAAGTGCAATTTGGCTGCACTCCTTTGGCACATCATAAGTTGTTGTACTCATACTCTTAATCTTAGTCAATCTAGTTTACAATGTATACTCTTTTTACAAAATATATTTGACACTAAAAAGCCCTGCTCAATCGGGTAGAACAGGGCTAATTAGTTACGTACCATACACAAGGGGTATATGTTACTCTTCCAGAACTCCAAACACTCTTGCAAGTAGTAGTTCGTCCTCTAATATTTCTTTCTCTAATCTATCAA